ACTGCTTGCTGACGGCTATGTCGTTCGTGGTGGCCGTCTTATGAACTACGTTTAGTTCATTCGTTCCAACATTCCGTATGCGCACGAACTCTCCTAATTGCGCGGCGGAAGGAAGCGTCAGAACGATCCGTGCATCGGCTGCGTTCGTTGGCCCCGTGACATTCACTTGTTTATTGGCGATTGTCACGATTTGGTTATTGGTAACAGACGTGGTTTGCACGCCAGTCCCAATCCCCGCGATAGTCGCCGATGTGATATTCGCCGATGTGACAGTTGCGGCAGTAATAGTCGCGGCGGCAGTTGTCTGACCCGGCGCAACCAAGTTGCCACTCGAATCAAAACCAACCTCAAGTACTCCGGTCGAACTGCGTTTTACCGCCCACAATGCGCCATCGCTCGCCAGCACTACGCTGGCGGCGACAAGGCAGAGCAGACTGATCAATGATATAATGCATTTCTTCATTAAGGCACCATCCTTTCTTGTTCGGTTGGATGGATTACGCCACGCCGTCGGTGCCGTAGATATCATACCAATCCATCGGACCGTGCGAAAACCGCGTGGTAATCACCCATGAACGGCTGTCGTTCGTGATGGTGTTTTCGGCCTTGATCGTCACAGGGCGACGCATGTAGAACCGGATGGCTTTCTCATCCGTGGTGATCCACCATGCGGCCGATGCGGTCAGGTAATGGCCGATAACGTAACTCATGCCATACTTGCGGATGGCGTTGAGTTCGTTGGTCGCCAAGTACGGAACGTCTTTGGACTCCAACATCTCAATCGCCCGCCGCTCAAGAGCAGCCGGGATGATGAGCTTTTTCGGAATCTTCATTATCGGATTGTCTTCCCGGTCTTTAAGGCCGTGGAAGTTCGTCACGCCCGCCCAGAACGAATCCACGCCCAGCGTGACATCCGTAGTAGGACGATTGGCCTGCGCGGCACCATCGCCAAACGAGGCATGGCTTGTGGCGCAAAGCGTTTCGCTCGCGGTATCGGCGGAGCCAACCGTGCTGACGGTGAACGAGTTATTCAGGTCATAGGCGCCAGCCACATTCAAGCGGTGCTTCATGGCAATACCCATCTTGCCAGCAGCCTTGACCACCACATGGAAGCGATCGTCTTCGATGAGTTCTTCCGATGCGGTGACTTTGAACCCGTACTTAACGTGCGTCCATGTGCGTTTCGGTCCTTGCGCGAAGTCAGATTCCGGTGCGTTCTCGTATTCACCGAGAACGCCAGGCATCTTCATTTCGCCGAACATCGCGTCTTGCTCGTATTGCTTGCTGGACTTCTGGACATCGCACCATTCCTTGTGCTCTTCGGGATGGAGCTTGAAGTAATCCGAAAACGCCTTGTTGATGTTAGCGTCCATCAGATTTGCATATTGTGCAGATATAATAGCCATAATATTTTACCTTTCTTTAGTGGTTGTGGCTTCGGTTAAGCGTAGATTACGCCGCCAAGTTTTTGCTGTATGTTCGTCAGGAAGCGAAATACGACGCGGGCATTCGTGTCGCCAATGGCGCAACCCGGAGCCGGATAAAGGACTTGCACCTTTTCTTGCGTGGTATTGCTCACGTCAATGTAGGTGTTGCCTGTTGCGTCAACAACAAGTCCATAACCAACATTGATATGCGTGGTCGCAAGCTCGATAGCCGCCGAGCCATTGCGGAGCGTGCCGACAAACAGATTATACGGATTGGCCTCATAATAGCCAACCGCAGCACCTGTCGTCCCGCTGGCAGGATGCGCGGCAACGCCGACAATATCTGCCGTGCCGGTAGAACTGTCAATTTCGATTTCCAAGCTGGTAGAATCTTCAACCAACGGAGTACCAACAGTCCAAGACTGTGAAGCCTCTTCGCCCGGCGAACGATTCCAGTGAATGCCGTCTTTTCCTTCTTGGCGGAAAATTGCCAACTGTGCCACAGTATGAGTAGTAGCCATAATCAATTTCCTTTCGGTTCATCATCTAGACCATCTGCCGTACTGACGAGTTCGGGCGAAATGCCAGACTCGGCGACAATCCGTTTTACATCTTCACGCTGCATTTTTTTGTTGCCGGAACGTTCCTCATGCTTTAGGTATGCGTCCCGTTTTCTGGCGAGATACTCACTCATCGGGCAACGCATGAGTATCCGATTGCCACGGACTTTCAAACCCTGTGGGTGATTCTCCGTGGTTGAAAATGGTGTGCCGCTGATCTTCTCGTCACCGCGCGCGGGTTCGTACCCCTTGTCCATCCACTCGGCCATATCCTCTTCGCCGTTCTGGCCGTCCTTGTGGCAGACGACGTAGTGATAGTTGGGGTCGAGGTTGCTTGCGAACTGCTTGCCAACAGGGCGTTGGGGTTCTTTTGTGATCCGGGTTTTGCGTATGTAAGCCATGGTGTGATTCTTTCTTTTGAAGTGGTTATTCGATGGTGGTCATGCTGGCGTATTTAAGCAGTTCGTCTTTGGATGCAAACCCGAAACGTCGGGCTTCCCGCTGGATTTCAGGATCGTTCACCCATGCGTCTTTCGACGCTACCGGCTTGGGGCGCACTCGCGCCGATCCACCGGCAACTCCCGCAAACCGCGCTGCGTCAGGCTGCTTACTGGCTTCCAGCTTTTCGAGAATAATCAACTTCTTGTCTTCCGGCAAGTCGGCGAGTTCCGGCATGTCCTCGTCCAACTGCTTGAGAGCTTGCAGCTTCTCCTTATAACCCGGTATCTTTTCAAGGGCTTTTTTGACGGCGTTTTCCTGCGCCGCATGCCCCTGCAACGTCGCATAGTTGCGGGCGTTTTCGATCTCAACGGCCATGTCCGTTACGACTTTCTTGAAGCCGGCTTTCGGATCGTTTTCGTACAGTTCCGTAACGCGCTCAAGGTACTGCTCGAACGTTTCACCCTTCGCACGCTGTGGCGCCTGCTCGCCGTTCTTAGATGCGGCAGCGGCCAAGGCTTGCGTTGCTTCGTGCATCTTGCGTTGCGTGTCTGCAAGCATTTTTTCGTAGCGTTCGCGCTCGCCTTTCGATGCGGTTTCTTTGGCCTCGGTTACGGCCTTGAGCTTTTCGTATTCCGCCTTAATGGCGTCAATCGTTTCGCTCTCTTTCGGCAATGACTGCGCTGCGCTGTCGGGCAATACTGGTTCGGGCGTGGCGGTATCCGTATCAAGAACGATGTCGGGGTCATCGCTTGGCGCGTTTACCTGCGTCTGTTGTTTTTCTTCTGGCATTTTCGTGCCTTTCTATTTGGGCGGTTATGCCGGCATCGGGATGTCGGCGGTTGCTTGTTCGGGCAAATCTGGAGAAGCAGGGGCAGGTCCGCCTTGCATTGCGCCCTGTCCGCTGCCCGAGGCGGATAGTAGGGTGGCCTGCTGCGGTGTCTGCTCCTGCTTCCTTAAAGTCATTGTCTCGCGGATATGGTGTCCGATGTTTGAAGCATTCGGGTTCTTGTTCCGCTTGGCTTCCATATACGCCTTTGTGTGGATTGGCAAATGGATATCGTGCTGCTCTCCGGGTTGCGGCATCTCCATGTTGCCGTATTCCAGCATGGACACGTTTTCGAATATCGCCGCCTTGACTGCCTGGTCGTATCCCGGAATCTTGGTGATATCCTCAATGTTCTCAAGCTCCATCGCCTCAGCAATACGGCGCATGATCTTGGCGCGGATAGTGGCGTCAGCCGTCAACTGCAAGATCTGCATCAGGTTCTGCATGCGCATGGCTTTGTCGCGGGCATACACCACGCCCTCGGCCACGACGCTGTAGTCCTTGCCGGTCATGCTGAAATTGAACTCACGCCCGCGGGCGCCCACGAAATACACGATGTCCGCCGTGGTGAAAAACGCATGGACGTACTGCGCAAACTTGTTCATGTAGCCCACCATCAGGCTTTCTTCGATTACGGACAAGTCTGAATAAATCGGCGTTGTTGCGGCCATGCGCGCACCTTGGTACTCGTTTGCCGATGTCCGGCCGCCCATTGCAACGCCCAGTACGGCATCCGTGGTGTTGGTGATTTCCTTGATCTTCTGCTCATTATAAGCGATTGTCTGCATGATGGTGGCGGTCATGTCCAACATCTGCGCCTCGTAAATCGCATTTCTTGGATCGCCTTCCACGGCTATCATGTTCGAGTGGCCGAAGTCGTACCTGTCCATGTGGGTAATGGTCAATTCATCGTAAAATATCGGCCGGCGATTGATCTTTGACCGATTGTCCGCCAACTGGTTTTGCGCTGTGCAAATCTGGTCGTGGTAAGTCTCGCACTTCTCGCCAAGCGATATGTGGTAAAATCCAATATCATCATCGCTCTGGTGCGTCAGCAACAAAGGCGCATCGTCAGGAAACGGGTTCTCGCGGCACTCGATGATCGCGCTCGTGGAGTCGGGACCGCCAAGCATCCGCACACGGAACAGGCGCCATTCGTTTGACTCTTCCCAATCGCCTGTCTCGGTATCAATCGGAAGGTGCGCCCATATCACCCAATGGCGGATGCGCCCAGTTTCCTTGTCCGAATAGTCGTGGCCGGCATTGTCGAACCGATCCTCTTTGACTTGGTTGGTCGTGTCGGCCGCGCGGTCAGGGAATTGATCAACGGCCTTCTTCTCCTGCATCTCGCCCGACACTGACTTGTCTTTCGGCAGAATCACCGTGTCGTCATTGCGCAACTGCGACCAACTCAAATTGTCCTTGATGAACACCGCCTGCTGGTCAGTGATCCCATCAATATTGGAGTCACACCAGACGTTCTCAATCGGCACATGCTCGATCCCTGGCAGCAAAGGGTTCCGGTATTTGATCGGCTTTTGGCCTTTGATCTTCCATTCCTTCACGTCTGACTTGAACGGCACGCATGAAATGGAGTTGCCGTACTTGTAAACCGAATGAAGGATGCTGCGCAGATTGCTCTTGAAGTCCGGCTTGTCCATGGCGATATGGAGCATGTCGGTCAGGATATCGGCATTCTTGCGCGCTTGCTCAAGGTCTCCCTCGTCATTCATGCTTGGGCGCGGGATGAACTTGTAACGCAGCTTGTTTTCCATCAGAACTTGAAACGCCATCCCGCAAAGCTGGTTGATGGATCGCGTGAACACGCCTGACCCGAAATTCGCCCGGTTCTTTTCCTTGATATCCGAAGACGGCTTGACCCGGTACATCTCATCCACCTTGCTCCACACGTCCTCATAAGTTGATCGGTCTTGAATGTTGGACCAGTTGCCCGCAAGATGGCCGGCCACCTTCTTGGAAAGTTCCTCGTCTTCCGCAAAGTTCTTGAGATTTTCGGCAATTGCCGCAGAGACATCAACATCAATGGACTCGTCAGGTAAGAGGTCAGGTACCTTTTCCATTGATCCGTCAGGCATAGGGGAGGATACGCCTTCCATCTGCGGCGCGTTAATGTCCTGCGGTGAAATTGCCATAAGCATTACCCCCTACAGATGATATCATGCTTGCTTGTCAGGCACAGCTTCTCATCGTTTTCAAAGCATTCGATGGCAAGCAGCGTGTCGAAATACACGGTCTCGCCTTCCTTGTACTCCTCGGCATCCGCACCAACCCGGACCACCTTGGCGCCATACGCCTTGTTGATCTTCCTGTCAGGAAGGTGGATTCCACCGATTGATCGCTTAATCTCCTCTGGCTTGCACAGTAGCCACCCGAACAGCGGGAAGATGGCCTCATGCTGCTGCCCCTTCTTCTTGACGAGCCATGCGATAAGGCTCCGTTCCTTGGCAATCCGGTATTCCTGCGCCTCGCTGAACGGAATAACCGCCTCGGACTTCTGGTAAAGCACCTTGTCGCCGGGTTTGATCATCACGCATTTGTCGCCAATCTGCACCACATCCGCCGTCCAGTCGTGTATCCGGCACGTGTCAGGGATAACGATACCGCCATCCAATTCAGCCGCTTCCATCTCCGCCATTAACAGAACCTTATCCCCGATAACTTTAAAGCCGTTTGGCATTTTCATGTAACCTCATCCTTTTGAAATAAACAATTTTCTGTTTATACAGATTGATCGCTTAATCTGTTGAACTCTTGCGCGCTTCTGCTGAAATGTCAAGCAAAAAATGCACTGACGTTAAAATTTCTTCACACCTCCCCTTGAGTATTCCATCTGCAAACGGTTGACCAGTAATGCTTAATAGCGAATTTTTCTCCTGAAAACGCGACCGAAAAATTTTTGCAATTAAGTCAAATTCAGGCTGGCGCAGCAGTTCGACAAGCTCTTGTTTCTCGCGGTCAGTAAATTCGCGGCCGTATTTTGTGAGTAGTTTTGTGTCCATATTCAATACCCTGAACTCTTTATGAGTGGTTTGTAATCGGTCTGCAATTCATTGTCTGGGTCATGCACAGCCCCAGGATCGAAGCGCGCCCCGCTGCACGCTATGTATTCGGTGTCGTCAATGGCGTGATCGTCTTTGTCCCGCTTGCCCTCCTTGGCGTTGTGCGACTCCTGCCCGAACTTGCGGCTGTCGAATATGCAATGCTCCCATTCGTATATCCAATTCCGGCATTTCCGGCTGATGTACATGCGTGGAGCACCAAGCTGGCCGGTGACGATATGACGACGGTGGGGGTCTATTTTCAGCAACGACCGCAAGTTTTGAGCGCGCTGCTCCTGTTGAAGCCGCGTAGACGGTAGCACCCGCAGGCCGTTGATCTGGAAAAAAAAGCTGATGGGCCTCCCACTCCCGCCCTTGTTCTCAAAGCAATGCCAGTCAAGCCAAGTCCTGTGGTAATACTGGCGCGTTGGCACTTCCTTGAATCTCGGATAGATGATGTTGGTCTGCGAGTCCTTCATCTCACTGATTTTTTTCAACTCATTCCCGCAGTGCGCGACGATGGCCGGCGCATGCACGGCGGCGTCTTTGCCCTTGACATAGTATTCATCATACCGGAAGAAGTCGCCGACCGGGCTTACCGCCCACAGCCCGCAGCTTGTGGCGTTGGCCACACCGTAGTCAATGCTCCTGAAATGCGTCCAGCCCTTGTCCTTGATGTCGTCATACGTCCAGTCTATGAAGTGGATGCCCCTGTTCACTTCCGGGTAGTACAGCCCGGACGCGCTCTGGAATAGGCCGTAATACCGCGCTTCGCCTTCCCGTATGGCCTCTTCATCGCCGGTTTGCTTGGGCAGCACAACCCATTTGTGATATGCCGCCGCCTTCTGCTCCTGGCTGTAGATGTAGTCCGGCACATCGTCATGCGTGATCCGTGTCCGCAATACGCTGTGGCCTCTGGTGTTCGATCCCTTCCACACGTCGAATAGCCACCCAGCCATGCCGGTATCCGGCCTTCCATCCACCTTGTGCGGAGTAAACGGCAATATCCACTTGACGCCGCCCCTTGTCCGGCCGCGTTCGTCCAACTCATTGAAAAACGTCAAGGGCTGCTGCTCATCCGAGTGGATGATGTCCGCCTTCATGCCGGCCGCTGAACTCGCCTTCTGCTCGCACGTCAGGAACACGATCTTGCTCCCGCACCGCAAATGCACCATGGGCGTCCTGTCCCATGCCGGCGTCTTGGTCCCACCCTGATGCGGCAGCTTGTACGCCCCAAGCTCGTCATTCGGAACCCACCGCTGATATTCAGGCCACACGGTGTTCATCAACTGCCCCTTGTCGTACCCAAGCACCACCAGCGTCTTGGGTCCCTCCCACTCCGGCGCCACCACCCCGTACTCTTTGAATATCGGCCAATCCGGCTTTGTGGGGATGATCCTCAGTATCGCCTTGATCGTGGCGTGGCAGGTCTTGCCAACCTGATTCGGGCTGCAATTCACGAACATGGT